TATGCGGCCTCGGCACGCATCTCGCCTCTTTCGATTGGGTCTGGTATGTAGGTCATAAAATTAAGAAGGCTAACAAGGGAGTCATGGCAACGGGAACTAGCCGTTCAAGTCGGTGGTGGATTCGGGCCACTGCGCGCCGTCGCATGGCCTTGGACGTTCGCTTCAATGAGTCGGAAGCGTCTCCACTCCCACCCTTCCACAAGGTTCTCATTGAGATCGTCGTCGAAGGGCTGGATTTCCGTCATCTCCACCTCTCCGGTTTTTGTGTTCACGCAGGCCCACACGAAGAGATCAGGAGTATTCACAGGTTCCATTTTACCATCTCTCTCCTCCCAAGTGGCTCGAAAAAGCGAACAAGGCGTGGATGGACAATCGCTGCCCGCTGTGTTGTCGGAGTCGTTTGGCATATCAGTGTTTGGTTGGAGGATCGACGCTCGCTCTCGGCAGCGATGCCATCACATCGGCGTTATGCAGAATGCCAGTCCCCCACTTGGTAGAGCTTCCATTTGCCGTCAGGCCACGCATTTTCGCGGTGGTTAGTGTTTTATTTATTAAAAAGGTGGAGCAAGTGGGTCTTACCCCCACTCTAGGCTGATCATGCCCACGATCTACTCAACATATCTGGCTTTCACCACGACTGGCTACTCGTGCGTCAGGGGGAAGGTTTCGTCTTTCCTTCTTTCTTGCCTGATAAACTAATCCAGAGATACTTCAAGCGACTCTGCTGTGTGTCTAAGATTTTCCACACCGTTGCTCCATTGGAAAATTGTTAGTCAACGATACCCTCGTTGATTTCGTAGATATTGGAAGGCTTGCCACGGGTTCCGCTAGGTTTTTCAACCTTGCCTACCACGCTTGCCTTGCCCATCTTGATTAGGGTTTGAAGAAATCCGTTCACATACACGGTATCTACTCCCAGCTTCTCACTCAGTTCCTTTACTGTTGTTTTCATAATGTTATTGTATTCTAGTTTTTGTTTGATTTTCAGATAGAAATTTGTTGCTCCAATGTTTCGGAAGAATGCTCTATCTCCTTCGATTGATTCCGGTTCTTGGGTTGTCCAAATGAAAAGGTCTTCCTGATCATCGTCTTCCGGTGCTTGCTCAAATACGATCTTATATTGGTCTTCCCCAATGTCAACGATTTTTGCGTCCTCCCCAATGGAATCTTTCCAATAGGAGATTTCCAGAGGTTTGTTAAGCAGGGCTTGGGGATTGAATTGGGGGTGCATTACTTTAATTTTTGTTGAAAATGCTCAACCAATACCATTCGTGGTGCAACCTTAATTTTAACCATATCAACAACACTGAGAATAGTAATTGGTATGAATGCACCTGCAATCACCAACGCCAAAGAGGTAGATACAGAAATTGCTGCTCCTTTGTTGCAATAACCATATTCAAAATTCCAAGCTTTAATACACGGTTTGATTAGAAACAGAGAACCAATAATCCAAATGATGCCGATGATTACCGTTATCATATTACCATAGAATGTCCAATTGAGAACTTCCTGACAGTAGAGAGGAGATTGTTCGCCAGTGAAGTCAACCAAAGATTGACCCGTCGATTGTAGCCATTGAAGGGCTTCGTTTATTTGTTGTTCGTTATTCATATTGATATTGTATTCTAGTTTTTAAACAATCACATCAACCAATTCCTGATTGAATTCTTCCCCCAAAGTTAGGATATGTCCCTCAAAAATGAATCGGGCATAATCACCATATTCTTTCATAAGGTCTTCAATGGAATTAGCTTCCACCCAAGTCTTCTTTGTGATACAATGATGATGTGATCCTGATTGCCAGCGGTCTTCCCAAATTACTGTGTATTTCATGTCTTTATTGTATTCTAGTTTTTAAATTCTACGCTTGTGATGTAATCGACATGTTCCTTATTCTCACACTTCACCACGATCATGGGATTTCCCTCATGTCTGATATTCTCCCCCACTTGAACACCCCACCCATATTTGTGATGAATGGTATTCATATCGGAAACGAAAAACCCAATCAGATCATTTGGATCAAGATTCGGGAGTTCCCATTCAAAGCTATGTATATTAAAGAATACATCTTTTCCAAATTCCTCAAGCCACACATAAGAACTGGATGAATTGAGTTCCGTCTTGAGAACAGTATATTCCTTTCCAATCTTCAGCTTTTTAGTATCTTCCACCACTGATAGAAACCACGAATTGGTTTTGTTAGTAATGGCTTCGATCTTCTGACCATCCTTTGGAAGGCCATGGAGAATCTTGCGGTTGTCAAACATGCTACCCATCAGTCCTTGCCTTGTTGTGATATCCTACCATAGACCTTTCGCGCTCGCTTGTTGGATGCTTTCGCGTTCCATGCAGTATCACAAATCTCTCCCTTGAAGATTTTGTTGCCATTGGTTTGCTCATCCAGTGTGCTGCACCATCCTCTTGCCCGACTTGCCCTTGTTTTTTTATTAGCCATGTTATTTGTTTTTTTCGTTATATGCTTTTGTTGCTCCTTGTTTGTAGAATGGAAAGTGTTCCACAATCATTGTAAATTGTTCACCACCCCAACCACAGTCATATATGGACTTCATCCACTTTTCCTGACAAAATGCTTCGGGATGTTCCCCTTGTTGGTTATCATAATAACCTTCTTCAAACCATAATTTTTGATACTTTGTCATGTTATATCTTAATTGTTGTAATGTAGTGCCATTGATTCTTGAAGAATGCGAATAAGTCCCAGAACTTGTCATTGCTTAGAACAACCTTGTGATCCGTTCCCTCTTCGTAAGCGATCTTACGACATGGAATGAGATTTGCAAGTTCTTTCTGTTTGGTTTGTTGGAATTCTTCCAGTGTCATGTTGTGATTATTGTCTAGTTTTTAAAACCGTAAACCGATAAGATACAGTCCATTAATCACAAGTATCAAACCACTAAACATTGGAATAACCTTGAATACGAATGAACTTTGCCAATTTTTGGTTTGCAATATTAATGCTCCAGTGATTGAAAGTGATCCGATTACCATGTTGCTATAAGCTATGAATTCTTGCATATTATTTTGATTTTGAGATTGAGAGAAAGGCAAGCACACCCCCCACCATACAAAGTGTGAGACGGATTGCCCCGATTGTTAAGTCATCCATACCAAATTCAATGAAAGTCTTTCGTGTTAAAAAGAACGAGGGGATAAACACGAACATGCCCAACAGGAAGAACATGGGAGTATTCCCAAATCCGCTATCCAATGCGAAAGGACGGGAGATAAAGAACGTGCCAACAAGTGCCAATAACATACCAAACAGGCTGAAGAATCCCAGAGGGATGGACATGCCGATAAAGAATAGGATACAGCCAATGATTATTTGTGGTAGCTTAAACATGTTGCTATTGTATTCTAGTTTTTAACCTTATCTTTAGCCATCTGTTTGAACGTATCCTTGATAATCTCATGGATCGTGGCAATATCCTCATCAGCCTCTTTGGTTGTGTAATTGGATTCCACCCCAAGTCTCCGTAATTCATTGAACACCATACTACTCGTTTGTGCGTCAATTTGATGATAGAGAACCCAATACAGACGCTCATCAGCACGAATGTTCTTCAATTTCTGCTTGATTTCATCCCAAGGTTTCCAGTTATATCTGACATCAGCAAGATGGAAATCCTCCACTTCCCCAAGGATTTGTTGGCAACGGTTTGGATCACCCGTTGACCATCCTTGCTCATCCCTTCCCAGAATATGATCCACCACGGATTCCATGACTTCCCCATCGGTGGCAAGCCATGATAGGACTTCTCTCTTCTGTTCCTTGGACATTCCATTGATGATGGTTTCCAAAGATACGCACAATTTTGTTCCGTTAATTTCAATGTCGGGCATGGGATCAGTGTATTCTAGTTTTTATTCGTTGATTCTTCTTGTGATGATCTGACAATTCTTGGGATTCGGCAGATCATTGAATTCCTCCACAGTGTTCCCATCAATGATCATAAGCAGAACCTTGAGGAATTCCCCGTGGGATACAATGATGATATCCTTGGGATCATTGAAATTATTCTTGAGATATTCCAGAAAGACGAATGCCCTCTGATAAACATCTGCAAAGGATTCCCCTCCCGTTGGGCGACGATAGAAATCAAATAGGTGATTGCGCTCTTCCCTTGTTTTAAATTGATTCACTTCATCCCGTAGGTTGCCCCATGCTCGTTCGATGATTAGTGGGGATTCTTGATAATAGGAATATATTGTCTTGATTTGTTTTTTGATGATGGTTGCTGTTTCCCTAGCTCGCACATATGGACTGGAAATCATGTAAAAACTATCAATATCCGACAAATTCTTACCAACGTTTTCAGCCTGTTTCTTACCCTCTGCCGTAAGAGGGATTTTCCATTCGGGCATTTGGTAATACGCTTCGGGATTAATATTACCCTCCGACTGGCCATGACGTACACAATATAAGTTCATAATTTATTCATTATTTTCATAAAAGTATCAAGTTCATTTTCAGTTGTCACTATTAAATCATAGCCAACTACTTCATCATTTTCATTCTTAATTCGAATTTTATATGGATTATCTCTGGCAACATCTATGATTGTTATCAAATGCTTTCTATAGTCCCCGAAAGTCCAAGTAAGTCCCCCATCATCGGAGTATTCATAGTAATAGAATTTGTGATTCATATCAAAATTTTCCAATTGCTTTTTCTTCCACCAAATCAAATTTCAGATTCTCATTGCCAAACCTTCCATCCATCTCATACAGGACATACAGCGATTCGCCAATCTCCTTTGAAATGGACTTTAGCACATCCCCATCCTTTGTCAAGTCCAAGTCTCCATGCCACACCTTACCGGATGATTCCGTGAAGACATTGGCATTGAATACCACGACATGATCGGGATTCTCTTCCCGATATCTGGACTTAGACCATGCCAACATTCGGGCAATGCGTAGCCCATGTTTTTCAAATATGTCAATCATATTAAAATTCAGAAATTTTAGCTTGAAACCATCTTGCCGCTTTTTTGGATACCGCAGCACCAAATTCTTTACGAGAGATATCGGATGCTCTGATGCTATCCCCTTCTTCAATCCATGCGTCCTCAATCAATAGCCTGATGAAATCACCAATCTTTTGGGGAACCTTATCGGCTTCCGTCAGGACGATCTTATCGTAGATTTGTTGCATCCTATCTTCATGGCAATGGGTTTCCACTGCTTCTTGGATACCATCCATCTTGACCACATCTACTGTTGGAAGCTTTTTGATCTTGGATTTGGAGTGGGATTCTCCCTTTACCTTGAATGCGTTATCAAACGAATGTTTAGTAGCTTCTCGAAATACGATACCTTCCCCATGTCCAGATACACCCAACATTTTAGCGAAAGGGCATTCCACATCGATTTCATCAACCCATGCGGTCATTTGCTCAATCGCTTTATCAGGACGTTCAAGATCAACCCAAATGCGATATTGCGGAGCTTCCGTGATGTTATAGACATTAATGGAATGATCTTGAATTTGGGAAGTATCAAACCATTCTGAAGTCTCCGCATCAACAATACACACTTTTTTACCACCGAACACCACAAACATCTTGGGAAGCTCATTCAGGGCAACACCCTTTTGAATTGAACCTCCACACCATTCACCATACAACACAACCTTACCATCCCACCCATCAAAATGGTGCTTGATCAGATCAAAAATTCCCTTTCCTTCCTTATTCACCCAATGGGCAAATCCGGCATTGTCTTTCACCTCATCGATGACGTTCTCCCTTGATTGGCAATAGAACGACCCATCATAAGAGAACACGATGGAGGAATTCGTCCCATGAAGTTTCGTATATCCAACGAAATCCACTACGGGAAGCTTGATACTGGAATCAAAAATGGGATTGCCAATTTCATCCTTGCCAACGTATTGGTGATGAAGTTTCAGATCGCGCAAAACTTGATGGTATTGGCGGATTTTAGGGAATGAGTAATGTTTCATTGGAATATAATTTTAAATTGGCTTTTGTTATTATCTGATAAGGTTGTGTGAAAATTTCTGTTGGTATCGCTCCATTTGAGAGTTCCGCGCAATGTCAATTTAACATCATCGGGAAAATTTGCAATAACATGTTCTCCAAATTTTTGGGCAATTTCCATTTTCCATTCGGGAGTAGTCTTTGACAATTTGATCAGACATTCCCCATTATCAGGTCTATATGTGATCTTGGAGTTAGCGGAGTTGGTGGTTTCGATCTTAACAAATCTATCTTCCTTTTTAATTGATTTTTTATGGTGGTGTTGGCTTCTCTCGATTTCTTTTTTGAGATGATCAAACATTACAAATACATCATTTTTTAGAACAACGGCTCGTTGATGATCAATACCATTATTTTTCAATACCTTTATAATATCATCAAAAGAATTCTTGATTTTAATATATTTTCTACTCATAGTGATAGTGTATTCTAGTTTTTAAGCCATCAGGGGATTGACCGTAAAGTAAGATTCCCTTCCATGCACACCAGATGAAACGATTCTCAAGAATTGTCGGAATGTGTTTTCCTTAACTGGAATGCTTTCATGGGGAGTCAGGATACCGATCTTATGGACTTCTCCCGTCTTCATAAAGACTGCTTTATCATATGGGTATTGATCAGCCAGATGTCCAATATCTCCATCCAATGTCGTATCGTAATGAGTGGTATCCCACAATGCACAGGAATCATCCAGATTATTGGCTAGGAGGATTTCCACATCGGAATCCAATGTAACCCTATTTGATCCACCCCAATTATTACCACCACCCCATTGATAGGATGTATCAGGATGACGACCCGCTTCAGTGTGTAATGCCCTCCCATGCTTTGCCCTTGCGCCCCTATGGGGATTGCCAGCAATAGCTTCCGATTCGTCAATGGTTAGATACCCGATATCGCCTTTCTTGAAAAAGATATTTTTGATGATATCGTCATATTTGGTTCTATATTCCACGGGAACCGATTCGGGTTCTCCTTGGATATAAGGCATCATCAGGCAACGAAGTCCTGTAAATTCAGGAAATTTAATGTTTGTAATTTTCATGAGATGATTGTATTCTAGTTTTTAAAGATATCTAGCCGCATCCTCTTCTGGATTTTCCATGTGCTTTTGAATGCCTTCCAAGGCTTTCTCAGCCATTTCAACCTTTCCCTTCGCTGAGTAAACATGCCGTTCTTGCAATCCAATGGCGTATTCAAATGCTTTGGCTCTATCCAAAAAGAATTCCCGATCCTTGCCTTTCTTAACGGAACTACCATTTGCCATCAACAAAGTGTGTTCTTTTAGGAATCCTGAATATTTCTCAACTTTCACACACCAATTGCTATTGACTACCCACACATCATAGGGTTCTTCCAAATCCAATTGAAATGATTTTCCTTCTGGTGTTAGGACTACGTTATCTCTATTATACCCAACATTCTCATGGATAACCAATCCCAATTTAATCAATTTATTGATTTCACGGGTGCATTTACCAATATGTCCAATGGTGAAATATGCGTGGGGATTGAGACGCCCACGGTATGGCATATAGATACATCTCTCTCCCTCTTGCATGGCTTTCAGGATCGTTTGTTCTCGTTGATTTAATTTCATGATAATTTTAAAAATGTTTCAATTGCTTCCCCAAACATTTTCTCCAATTTTTCAGGATCATTTGGTATATTCATAAAACCAGAACAACCCCATTGAGCAGAAAGACAATCCCAAATCTGGAAACATTGAATGGTAGTCAAATCCAATCCAATATTATGGCTTTCCATAACCAATCTCAGAATTTGATTCTTATTTTCAAAGCTTTCACCGTAAAATGTGTCGAATTCTTGTTTCCTATACGGATCACGTATAAGATCATCACAACACATCTTTTCGATTTTTTCTTGTAGTATATTATTAAGTTTCATGATAATTCCTCCCAGCTAACAGTTACATATTCATAATTAACAATATATCCACGATTAAATTTTTCAAATTGAAATTTTATCCCAAACTCATCTATATTGTGAATGTTTGCGATCATTTTCATTTCGTTAAATGTTTGTGTAATTTCTGACATTCCTGCGCGATCTTCCAAACAGCATTCACACCCCTACCATACTTCTGCATCTTGCCCTCTCCGACAAGCTCCCGAAGGAGAATGCCAGCAGTGTGTCCCGCTACCCCAAGCCTATCACACACCCGATCCATAGTCAAGTGGGAAGGTTCATCCATATTGAGAATTTCTTCCTTGCGAATCTCCGCAGTGGGAGTCTTATCCTTCTTAGGCTTTTCAGCTTCCACAGGAGCAACATAAGCACCCTTGAAGTCAAATCCCTTGGAAGTCATCATTGCCATATGAATCTTGGTTTCTCCAAAGCGATTCTTATATACATGAAAGAGACGCATGGAATCATCCTCCTTATCCACCGTGACTTTCATGTTCACATCCACGGCATGGATGATATCGGTTCCGCCCTTGGGCAGTCCTTGGGTGGTGATATGGAGAACGAACACCAGAACGCATCCCGTCTCCTTGGCAGTTGATAGAAGCAAATCCTGAGCGTATTGATAGAATTCCCTCTTTTTCATGTTCTTGTTGGAACGAAGGGCTTGAAAGCTATCCACAACCATGAAATCGTAATGGTGCATGGCTTCCGCAATTTCTTCCACATTCTTGATATGGGCAACGTCCACATCGGTAACACCAAGACGCTTGCAAGCATAGGCGATTTGAAGATGGGATTCCTCTCCAGAGGCAATGGCGGCACGTTTACCTTGAGTGGCAAGCATTTGAGATACCAACAAAGTGAAGGTGGATTTTCCAGCCCCCGGAGTTCCCGTCATCGCAATCGCGCTTCCAGCCATAAATCCCATGAGATGTTCCGTGCCGAACATCAGGTCAATTTCAGGACATCCCGTAGTCATCCTATTGTAATAGGAATCGGGAATCTCAATTGACGAGCATTTGGCGAATTTGGTTTCTAGCGTGTTAATCTGCATGGTATCAGTGTAGTCTAGTTTTTAAAAGAAATCATTCCGATTGTAGATCAATAAAGTCTTTTAATATTGCCGTCACTTCTTCAAGATTTGTAGCTTGATCGGCTCTTGTTTTAAGAGCTTCAATCTTGTTTGTTTTAATCCTAGCCTCAGTTCCATGAACTGGACAATTTGGGTCTTCTGCAATCCAAGGTCCACCAATTTTATAACAATCACACATAATTCAAAATATTGTGTCCCGATTTTCTATTCTCCAAATTGGTAATTTCGGCTTTCAATTTTTTGATCTCTACATCTTTATGATATTGGTTTCCGCTGGTATTCCCCTTGCCAAGATCAACCACTTTGATCAGTCCCTTATAACTCTTTGACATCAACAGTGGCCATTCGTCCACCCCCTCATCGTTTTTACATTTACATGCTTCACACATCAAATCCATTAGATTATCCCAAAGTTCTTTGGATGTGTTACCATCAAGTTCGATATAAAGTTCTTGCTTCATGTCCTGAGTGTGATCTAGTTTTTAATAAAGGTTCTCACTGTAGAGCGTTCCCTCAGAAGATACTTTTCGTCTGATCTGACCTTCTTTTTCAGCTATTTTCCAAGCATCCTCACGACTTAAAAATACCCCCATTTGATCCACAAATCCTTGTTCCTTGACTTTCAAATGATATTTTTCCCCATAAGCTTTAAACATAATCTTACGCATTTCAGGGGAAAAGTGTCGGATACCGACCACAACATCCCCATCATCCATTAGCATGGCAGCAGCAACAATTAATCTTTCCATGGTATCGGTGTAGTCTAGTTTTTAAGAATCGGCAAGCAGCTTTTCAATTATCGGATCAAGTGCCTTTGCTCCCTCGTAAACAATGGTCGTTTTGAACACTCCCCTGAATGTTTCAAATATCCCATGGCGCATATCCGGTTCTTTAATTCTGGTATGTTCGAAGGTGTTGTTCAAATCAGCAATTGTTTTGGTTGCTAAAATCCAACAAACCATATCTAAGGGATGGAGAGGGATAAAATTCACTTTATATTCTCCAAATTGTGTTACAAATCCCTCAAAGTATTCACTTTCCTTGATATTATCACATTTGTCTTTAATATCAGCTATTAAGTGATTGGGAAAGCAAACATCCCAATCACTCCCTTCTCTTGGGAATCCCATGGCTCTACTTCCAGATAAAAATGCCGTATTTGGTAAATTGAATCTGTTTATAATTTCTTCAGGTATCTTGATCATAATTTCGTGAATGATTCCAATAATTCATTCCATTCAAAATCCTCCAGATCACCCTTAACAGACTTCATCAGGATTTTGATCAATTCCAACGTGAAACCCACATCCTTGTATGCAGCATCAATTTCCGTGATGAATTCCAGACACTCACCTCTGGTCAATTCTCTCTTGATTGTTATAGGCTCAATATTAACGTATGCTTGAATGTTCATTTTCTTGATATTCTGAGATAATCCCGACATTGATAATGTCGTTGATAACACTTTCCGCAAGCCTAATTGCCGAATCTTTTGTGAAACATTGGACACGATGCGTCATGCGCGATTTGTTATTGAAGATAATTACAGGGTAATATCCAGTCTTTGTTTTGCGATAACTTGCTTTCATGGTATCAGTGTAGTCTAGTTTTTAAGAGAAGTCCTCTTTCTTACCATATGCAGTGAATGTATCACCATCCACGTTAAAATCAATCCTACCATCCTCATAACCCAAATGATAGAATTCGTTGGAAAGCTCTTCCATGACATCACGGATCGCTTCCACGTTGTCCTCATTGCAAATTCCATTGTTATACAATTCGTTTAATGCCGTTTCAATTTTCATATTATTATACTTTGGTTGTTCATCATCGATTTTCAATACCAGTTCATCACCTTCCACGGTAATCATTCCCCGATCCATCATCTGGTTGATCGTCTGGTTGAAGATAGCAGTTCCATCCCATTTGTCAAGCACATCCTTGGCTTGGTGGGGATAAGACATGATAACGCCCACTGTCCCTATCTCAAGGAGAGATAGGCGACCATCAAACAATTCAATCGGTAATATTATTTCGTTATTCATCGTCGCTTACCTTAACACACGTTTCCCAAAAGTCATCTAAATTCTCATTATCACTTATCAAGTGTAAGGAACACTTACCCTGATATACCACGGGAACGGAACACAACACCAAATCCTCCCTACCACATAGCATGATGGATTTTTCCATATTCTCATGGATTTCAGGATCATAATCAAGGATACATGTTCCCCCAGCTTCCAATGGTAGCATAATCAATTGGTAGTCCATCAATCAAATATTTCAGCATCGAAGTCCACATCCTTACAGGTGCAATAACATCTACCAGTATGCCCCTTATTACGAATACAATAATATACCATATATGGAATTCTACCACCGCATATTTTAGTAATTTTTGGAACCCATGATAAAGCATCATCCCCAATCATGATGTGATCATCATCCTCAAAAGCTGCCAAAGCTTCCACTAAGTATTTCTTTTTCATATTAATGTAATTTAAGCCATGATGCCAATGTGTCAATGGTAAATATTCCCATCACGTTGAACTGCCCACATGCTTGATAGAATGCCGCTTGCTTAAATTCTGAATCGGGAGCGTAAATGAATGCCACTTCATTTGGAGTCACCCGAACATAGAACTCCGGTAGCTTTTTGGATACCCCCCACCTCACCAGATTGTTCGCCAATCGCTGGATGGCATCATTGGAAGATGGTATCACACCAGAAAATATAAAACCAAGGCTTTCACCATGGTAGTATTTGAGTTCGTGGAGAGGTAATGTTTTTTCTTCAACCATTATTGAATGATTTCAATGCTATCAAATTCCACCATCTCCCTTGGCAAATCCTTGAAATATTTCACGGCACGTTTGGAGAGATTTTCATATCCTTCCACAATTTGTTTGATTGTGTTTGGAGCGGTGGGAAGATCATATTCCCTTTCCTTTGCACGGGAAATGGCTCGGTTCAATCCTTCATGCCTATCCCAACGATCAATCGGATTGCAGATGGAATAGCCATAGCAAACCTCGTTCTTATCCCGCAGAGCTACGACCACCCCACGGGGTTGTCCCTTCTTGTTTCTAATATACCTAATTAGTGTGTGTTCCATATTCATAATTTTCAATCTTCTACCTCTTTTTCGTTTGGTTCAAATTCCCGAAGCTTTCCGTTTTTCAGAATCTTCCAACCGTCATCCCAAACATAATCATATTCGGAATCGTAATTATCAGGAATGGATTTCAATTCTTCCACCACTTTGAACACTACATTCCTTTCTCTCCGATCCCTACCATAAGCTACGGTAGTTCCCCTTTCTGATTTGTCAAACGAATGTTCCCCAATCGGTTCCACCCGTTCCCCAAGAGATGAAATGTCTCCCAGATCAATCAGACGGTTGATCTTATCCACATCGGTATAGTGTTCCTTGAGAACCCTACCATTATATGATAGATAGCCATCGTTGTGGCAGTAAATTCCACGATATTTACCTTCCGGTGTCTTAATGCTAATGCTGCTTCTTGTTGCCATATTTTTGTATTGTATTCTAGTTTTTAACGGTGATCATTTCCGGCCAATATGGTTGAACATTACCATTTTTTCCGTTCGCCACTGTAAGGTGAAGTCCATGATATGAATCTCCATCCACAATGTTAAGTTCCTTTTTCATTTTGTCAATCTGCTCTGAATAAACCTTTAAATAAAACATGATGAATCCTTTGGTGTATCCCCCCCGAATGAGATAAGGATCATATTCAAATTCAATTTCTTCTCCATCATAGTATTCAGCTTTCTTCCAATCAACATCTTTATGGTAGCGATGGAAGCATACTGTTATGTGAGCATCGTGTAAGGGCTTCTGTAACTTGATCCAGTACTCCCGCGAAAGGAACCACCCATAGTAGTCCAAAATATCCGATCCTGTCTCCACGACAATACGGGATTTTCTGGACTCTACCTTGATGGTTCCTTTCGCTTTCAGCATGGAACGACCATACGCTAGTTTTTAAACCGCTCTCCAGTCGATCACCATCTTCTCATATGGCTCAACTTCGTAGATACCATCCCATTCGATCTCCGTTCCATTGTAGGACTGGTAGTAGCCGGGAATGTAATAGTGTCCCACAAGATTACCACTCTTCTCAACCTTGAAGACGCAATGCCAATGTTCTCCCGAACCTTCACCACCCCCTTGTTGATCGACGCAAGTTACAACCCAATCACCAAATTGAATGGGTTCCTCATAATCATAGAAGCTATATGTATCAATACCCCATTTAACTTGCCGCTCCGTTGGATTCTTGAGATATTTTACACAATTATCCTTATTTTCGAGAAAATCAAGAACTTTTTTGATCTTCTTGGGATTAAAATTCTCCAGAATATTGGGCAGCTTTCCGCTTTCCAATTCCTTCACTTTTTTCAATTCTTGCTGCATACGAGCAATTTCCGCTTCTATTTCTTTGCTTGTTTTCATACTGTTCTTAATTTATTTTGTTGTTCTGCTTGTTTGAATTTATCAATGTAAGAGAAATCCCTATCGTTTCTCAGGACATCAATGTTTGTTAGGATGAAGAACTTGAACCACCCACTACTCATGGTTGTAGCCAATTTCTTCAAAGCTTTCTGATACGCTTCAATCTTTGAGAATTTGAAGTCATGGGGGATTAACCACCTCTCTAAAGCGGTGACATAGACTTCCTCTCGGACTAAATTCAATTTATCATCATACGATAATTTGTCAAATCCTTTTTTGGAACATGATACACCTTCATACACCAAGGATTCGTATAAAGGTTTGTCGTAGATGGCTACCGCGTCATGGATAGTATCATGGACATACTTTCGCTTCACTGCATCCTCAAAGAATGTTTGGGAGTCCTTACCTTTCAGGGAAGCCCACTGTTTGCCATGTTTCAAAATCCATGCTTTCACTAATTTCTTATATAATTTTTCATCGGCAACACATCCCTTTGATTTGAGAAAGCATACATCGGAGCAATGCTTTTCCCAGAAGATATTAAAACCCAAATGCGACAATTTTAGCGTATATAGGTGATCTTTGTCAAGATATTGTTCATCTTGATTACTATCCAGAAAATATTGGTATTCTGGTATCCAGAGATATTCCACCTCTTTAGTGCTAGTGCCTTGTTCGCACATGATATCCATGTCCTTTGGCTCCCTTGGAAAATCGGGAAACCAATGGCGGATAGCGTGACTACCTATGATCAGTGATTTCATTCGATCCATTCCGGTTTGTTTCTTTTCCAAGCATGTAAATGCGCTTTATCAAATTTTACATAATAACGATAAGCCATAATAGGATCACTCTCATCAAATTCCGGCAATGTCCGACAAATGCTGTCATCCGATATGGCAATGGCAAAAGGTGTCAGGTCAAACGAATCAAATCCCAGCTTGGATACATTTTCCTCACACCAATCAAGAACAGCTTGGGATTTGTGAATCTTACCATATCGTGCCGTGTATTCGTCAAAGATGGCATGTCCATGAGCAATTGCCCATTGGAAGTTGTCGTAGCTTGCCCGTATCCAGATGGAAGTTGGGTGATTTTTGTGTGATGGTCGATAGGGAGCTTCGATATCCTGCTCATGATAAGCAGTGCATAAACATTGGGTCGCTTCCAATCCCATTTTTGAAACGTGACGATCCACCAACCAGCGAGCGGATTGATCAGGACATTCTGAAGTGCTGAAAAGGTTCATGCTCTGATCGTATTCTAGTTTTTAACAATCGTTTTTCAAATCCACCCAAGCAGCATAATCAGTCTCCTTCAAGCGTTCCATTTCCTCACCCTTGGCTTCAATATCAGCCCGAATGCTCTCAGGTGTTCTGCGATCATCTCTATCAGTATTAATCCAGAAAATCTGCCAATCTGTATGATCCGAATTTTTCAAAGTATGTTTCAAATCCTTTTCAGCATCCTTTTCATCACCATACCTCGTTCTACCATCCCAAGAATAAGCTTGGAAAAATTCCAACTGGTTATCCACATCGTTCCAATATCGGGCAATGAAATAGTGCCGTCCTTCCAAGCCGATCTTCTGTTCTCGATGAACATAATAAGTCCATTCGTCCCCATGCTCCTTCTTTGCCATTGCCAGAGCCTTGCGCTTGGTTTCCGCGATGTAGTCTCCAGCGGTGGCAGTTCCGCCCATACATGTCATCCAAATTGTGTATTGTTTCATTTTATCAATTCTGGATTTTCAAAGATATTCCCAATCACTCGGCAAACACCGTATTGTTGAAGATCGGATTCCAATTTTGCACCAACAGGACAAAGGGGTTCGATGGTTTGTCTATCGGCCTCTTTTTGTGTCGTATGATTTCCATCCAGCCAATTTTTCTTATGACATTTGACTTTGAAGCAAGCGTTAAAATCTGAATAAAATATCTCGTAAACACCGAAACACTCCTTGGGTAGTCTCGTGTCTTTTGCACCGTTCTTATCTGTTTGAAGGGCATATACAAATTCGACAATATCACCTTCCCATATTTCACGATCTTCAATATCAAATTTGCCAGTGAATTGTTGGATTGTCAACCCTTGAGGATGTTGTTTCCAATAGAAAGCATTCGGTTCAATTTCCCCAATGCCATTGGGATCGGTTTTCATCCTCCAAATGTTCTTGTTGGACATCCATTCTTTTTTGAGATTGTCCCAAACCCTGAATTTAAGTTGTCTCATATTAGTATCCCAATTTTTCCCAAAGATCAAAGTTTTTTTGGAGGTTGCCCATCATCTTATCCATTGCTAGGCAGTGTTCTAAAAGCTGCGCCTTTGCTTCATCTTCTGTTAGATTATTGATGTTTACATATTTACCATTAAAGTTTTCGAGCATCCAACCTTCAAGTTGTTTCTTTGTTTTCTTTTTCATATTCATTCATCAATTTATCATATTCGTTCTTATAGTCAAGGATCATATCTCTCGCCACACCAGAACAATCCATACTGTTCATCCAGATCACCACAGCTTCCGCCACACTATAGCAGCTTGAGCCGAAAAACATAAGAATCAGCTTTTGTTGATGTTCTGGTAGCAGAGCGAATCGTTCGTCAAAAATCGCGTTGCGATAATCTTTCATATTTAAAATTCGTAATAAGTTGTCACCATCGTATCAAAACATTGATCGCATCTCTCGGAATAATGGGTATCCTCCACATGGAGCAATTGCACCAGATCATTCACACCGATTTCCCCATCATCGAACATGCGCCGAATCTCCACAAACAAATCCTCATGGAACTTTTCACGCTGTTCTTTGGTAAGCTCGTATCGCGGGTCTTCGCATGAATAGGCAACACCGTTGACTTCCAGATGTCCTCCTGCCGTGCATCCATCAGATATGTTAAGTTTGTATTTCATTTTTTATTATGTGGATGTTTCGTAAACCACTTCATCCGCCTTATGGTTTACCGCCATATCAAGAGCTTCTTTTGCATCTTGGAGTGATCTAAATTCTCTACATCTTAAATGATATCCTGTCAATTGTAATAGAAGAACATTGGATGGTTTTGTCCATATACCCAAAATATTTTTTTCTTGAACAATGAAATACTCAATGTTATTGATGTAATGTTTTTTAACTATTCGATATTTCTTCATTTCAACAATTCCTTTGCTTTTTGTTCCAACGCTTCCCTGCAATAATTATACGTCCCATCTGATCGCTTGCCGTTGGCGACAAGACGCACGAAATTCTCAAGTTCCTGAACTCTCAGGTGTTCATCGACCCACTTTTCGTAGAAGTATTCTTTAGGATTTGCTTCCATTTTCAAGTGATTCATAAAGCTGTCTAATCCATTGGTTTCTACCGGATACTCGTTCCTTCTCTTCTGCTAGATTTTTCTGATAATATTTCAAATCCTTTTGCAAGGATGAAAAACGCTCTTCCCTAATTTCTTTGGCTGTTGGCATATTTTCCAATTTGGAAATAGCTTGCAGGAGATTGTCTTCGTAATAACTACCACCACAATCAAATGCAATGGAATCTTTCAATTGATTGATCATGAATTCCTTGTAATTATTGTGTTCGAAAGACGGGGATTTCCAAGCTTCCACCTTCTCCAACATATCTTCATATCGAAGTCTTTCGATTTTTTTATCTTCAATACGTTGTTTACATTTCTCGATTTCTCTCAGATTTGTGTTCTTTTCAGATTCCACCAATTCTTCATCGGAAAGATTTTTCAGTTCTTCGATTTCTTTCAGAGTCTCATCAACCCTTTCCTGATAATATGACGATTCTTCCTGTTCTTTTGGAGGTTCTGATGGGTCGTCATCCCGTTGCATCACACAAGCCCCGAAAGCTCTGGCGCATTGAAGTGCGTAATCCCTGAATTCCGTGATTGTTCCGTCCTGAACTGCTGCTGTATATCCTGTCATTTTTTTATTTATTATGCTATCATTGTAATCTAGTTTTTAAAGATGTCAACACTATTTCAAAAAATAACGTGTTATATACTAAATACTTATGTGACTACTCTCAAAGTCAAATATGAATGTGATTCCGATCTTGCACCATTCCTCAAGGAATGCAACAAGATCAAAAGAATTGCTTTCAATATTTTCAAAAAGGAAAAACACGATATCACCCACGCCACCAGAAAAATCAAGAGTTCTTACAATGTTAATTATGATTTGGTTGATGCCAGCATCCTTGCAGCACAAATTGGAGATGCTTCCGCTCTCTTTAAATCCGCTAAAGAGTGTAAACAAACCAAAACAACATTTGGATCACTTAATCAGTGGAAACGTTTTAATAAAGGCATAATTACTAAAGAAGAATTTAATAATATTAAAAACAGCCGACCAGCTTTTTTTAATGGTGGTCGGAACGAACCCCTCGGTAATAGAAAATTAAAATTAGATATTATAAATAAACAAATTATATTCAAACGCACTAAAAATGATCATTATAATTTGAAATTAAATACTTCAAATTCCAGATGGAAGATGCTTGAAAAGTTACAATCGTATTTTGAATTTAATTCCACCCCGATCACTTATAAATTAGATAATAATTATATTTATATTACTTTTGATGAATCTGTCTTAATGGAACAAGAACACCAATTTATTGAAAATAGAATCACAGGATTGGATTTAAATCCCAATTACATCGCATTTACAATCAGGGATTTCAATGATGATACTATCATCCATAAGAGTGTTTATGATCTTACCAAGCTGAATGAGACGTATAGTAAGAATAAAAAGGATCACGAGGTTGTAGAAATTGCCAAATCCATATCAAATCTCTGTAAATATTATAAAGTGGAATGTGTGGGTCTTGAGAAGCTTACAATGTCTTCTAAAGACCACAATAAAGGACGTAAGCTAAATAGACTCCTTAATAACTCTTGGAATCGTTTAAAATTTTCACAAAACCTCATTAAGCGTCTTAACATTCTTGGTATCAAAAACCAAGAGATTATATGTGCGTATTCTTCCACCGTTGGATGTCTTGATCATCCAGAGGAAACCGACAGCATTGCGGCAGCATTAGAAATTGCTCGCCGTTGCCATGTGTTTTTAAATCGCTATATCAAAAAGCGTAAAGAATTTTCAGATGTGGATGTCTTATATCCAAAGATTAATAGGGGTCTGATAAAAGAGAGATGGAATTCAATTCTATCGGACTATAACCCTAAGAATATTGGTTACAAAGGCATTCATGAATATCTGAGAGATAATAAGAAACTGAACGAATTAAGGTTTCTCTTCAAGGACTATGATTTTAGTCGATGGAGTTGTTTTAGTCTGAAATCTGAGAAATCACTTGTTAGTGGTTACTCAGATTTTGGATAATTTTATCCTGTTGGCATAATCGTATTCTAGTTTTTAAGGTGCTATTCCTTGATTCCATTCATATCCTTCTTCTTCGGTATCCTCCACCAATTTTTCATATTTTTTGGTGGGTTCTCCGACATTGATTCTAAATTCCGAATACTCTCGCTCTCCATCTTTCCAGCGAGCTTCCTTAACAATCACTTCTGAACCACTCCAAATACGGATGCATTGATCCATCACCCAATCCTTGTGATGGCTACCATCAATACCTCCATACATTTGGATATATTCCACCATCCAATCGGATTTATCATAATCCTTGTATGGCGTGTCTTCCATATCCACTTCAAATTCTCCCAAGTATCCATTCATGATCTTATTATAGTCTATTTTTTAAAGAAAAATTCCGCCTCCTCAAAACATAAAAAGAGGAGACGGAATTTTCATTATTATGGATTAGAACGATGTCACACCATTCATCCGCATCTCCGTTGCCAAATCACGGACATCAACAGGTACGGTGATTGAATGTTTAGCATTTGTTCTCAACACCGCTGAAGCTCCTCCTCCCAAAATATGGAAAGAACCATCCTTGCGTTGGATCATCTCCACTTGGAAAATTTTCATCCGTTTCCGTTGATCCGGGCTGCGAAGCCATTTTTTGTCTCTACGCATTGTTCGTGTATCTGTTTTTTTACTGTTTGTCATATGTGTTATTTTGTTTTTCGTTTTCAAGATATGAATATTCAATTTCCCATTCCTTTCGGAGATTGGCTATCCGTTTCTCAAGCTTTTCAAGATTAACACCCGTTTCCTCAATGTCAAGATCAACATCAAAAGTATCCAACTTGTGAAACGTGGAGTTCATCCATTTTTTGGTTTTTTCAACCTTTTCAATTAATTCTTTCATATCAGTGATGATCAAATTTCGATGTTTCTTTCCTAGCCATGATATCCACAATTTCCTCCAGCTTGAAGAAAGCGGTTCCATTATACCTCTTGGCATTCTCCACCCCCACATCAAGCATCTTACCAAAACCATTCCCATCAGGATTGGCTTGCTTTAGATTGCCATGGGAGTGACCGCAGATATGTGAATAATTTTTATTACAGAAGGGGTAAACCAACGCTGCCATGTGCCTCACATAGAATTGATCACGATCAATATCCAATAGGAATTCATAACCCAACAACGTAATGTTTGGCGTAATACGAATTGGATACAATTCACAATTCTGAAAACCTTCCGGTAGATGCTCTTGATAGAGTTGTTGAACTCCTGAATCGTGGTTGCCCCTCACCATCAGAGTTTCACAGGGGAATGTTAGCATAAAGTCTTTGATGCGCTCTGCCCCAACTGACAAGCCCACATCGCCAACGTGAATAAGCAGACTCTCAGGAGAAATGGAATCAATCTGATCCTGAATCCATTCATCATGATCTTTGGCAGATTGGAATCCCCTTGGCTCCCATAGGAACGGCTTGTCATGTCCAAAGTGCGTGTCTGAAATGAATAGGATTTTATCGTAATCCTTGCGTTTTTTCTTAATTTTAATCATGTTTTTCTTCAAGTTCTTTAATACGCTTTATCACTCTATCATAATCAGCCTTTGCAACGAAAAGCCTATCTCTTGATACCCCAACAGTAGATGTTGCAGGTATCCAAAATTTATGAATTTTTACTTTCTTGTCCATATTAAAAAGGTGATCGCTTCGGAACGGTGTGCGCCCACCTTTTCAGCATCCGAGTTTGGGGATATATGGAATTTATGCCTGTCATTACTGACTTTTTCCGCACACCCGAAGGCTCCATTTCTCGATCCCGCCAGTCTCCTTGCCAAGTGAATGGTAGAGGGAGGTTCTGGCAATGTTGTGATGCTGCCGAAGCGATCATTGGAAATTATTGTATTCTAGTTTTTAAAGATTACCACACACAACACACTTCAAAAAAGTGCTCACATTCAGGACAATCAACTTCCAGATTATTGGTTGCTTCCGTATTATGCTGTGGGATGTCCAACCATCCTCGTCCATCCCAAAAATCGGGAGCTTCTAGAAGATTGACAAATTCCCCACATTCGGGGCATTTGCAATTCAGTTCAACTTCCCATTGAGCTTCTATTGAGGATGGTTGTTGTTTCATTTCTTTAATGCTTCGATGATTTCCTCAATACCTTGGATGATCTCCACGTTATCCCCATCCTCAATCACCAGACGGGGGACGGCACGGATACCATGTTTCTTAAACCATTCGATGTTTTCGGGATTGGTGTAGTCCTTGATCTCAACCTCAAGCTTCTCCTTTTCAATTCGGGATTTGAGGGTGTAACAGGGGCCACATTGGGATGATGTTGCTAATGTGTATTGTTTTTTCATAATATTATTTTTTCTTTGCAATCTTTTTCAATTCAATCAACCGTTCCATGACATCGCAAATATCAAGTGGGTCTTTTTCATTATATCCAAAATTTATGAAATTGTTGTTACAACCATATCCATCTCCGGCAGGAGAATCAATGGTTAATTCTTGGATTGCGCTATAATACTCATCCTTCACCGCTTGAAGGGTTGATTCCAACACCTTGATGACATGTTCCTTGAGAGCAGCATGTTGTTCCACTGCAAGCGTCTCTGGTGTTGTTTTTAGTAATTGTTCCAATTTCATAGATTCAGTAGCTTCTCCATTGATTTCTTCACCAGCTTATCATCGATTGGCTTGTTGTCAAGCAATGAAAAGCTAACCGGAACCATCCAGCCGTCCCAATGCTCCTGAATAGCCATTGCTTGCTTCTTACGGGAGTCCAGCTTGGAGATGTATCCCATGGCACGTTCAATGGTGTTGACGGAATGGATGAATTTGCCGTATGCTTCCGTGATTTTGGCGATATCATCTTTGACACGTTCCGCGATTTCAAAATCAAGTGAGTTACAGAGGAAATTATAAAAATCTTGGTATTCCACAAATCGGGGAGACTCCATGAACACATCAAGCACATTGGAAATGGTTCGCATTCCCGTTGCGATTTTATGAAGTTCGCAATAGAGGCTTGCTTTGATTTTCTTTAATGTTTGACCATTGGGAGAGTATAAAACCACTCCTTCCTTTCCTTTCCAAGCAGATACATCAAGGATGCACTCCTCAATGGAATTGTATTCATACTTTTCAGGACGGGTAAGACCATATACTTTGGCGAAATCATCCAACCATTCTTGACCAGCGTAATATGTTTCATATACATCATGTGATGCAACACCAACTAATGTCAATGTGGGAGTTTCATGTTCTCTGATCACAATTATGTTTTTGGGGGTAGTCCACTCAAACAATATAGATTGAGTCATTGTTGGGGGAGTATGATTGGTGAAGAAATTGAAAAAGAATGGATATTTCTTTATAAGAAGATCAATCTCATGACCATTAGCCATTTGACGAGCATCAACAGTTCCACGGGTTCTTATGATAAGTTCCCCTTTATACTTTGAAACGATCAAAAGACTTCCGTCTAATTTGTGTATTGCTTCAATCTTCCATGAATTATCCCATGGTTGAAAATCAGGCTTCTCCCCAAAGTTGGTAAATTTGGAAAATCCTTGCGACACTACAAAGTTATCCGACTTACGAACAATACATGAACGAAATCGTGCATTGTCGTCAGTCCATTTGGTAGCCATATTGGATGGTGTAATCAGCCAACAGTCATCCCCAGCAATGGTGACATCTTTAAAATTAAATTGTTCAGTGTCGGGGAGTTTCATATCACTCATTCAGTAAATTTTTCTTATATTTTTTTGGAATGTCCACTAGAAATGCTTGGCATGTTTTATCAGCTTCAAATGAGTGGGGGAGATTGAAATCGAAAATAACACCATCTCCTTTGTTGACACGACATTCATTTACCTTTTTACCATCCCAAGCGAACAATTTACCACTACCGGAAATCAATAAACACATGGTCATTGCAGATTTTGGGGAGAGATTGTCAGTGTGCATCCCAACATCACCAAAAGCATAGATTCCCTGTTCATAAACCCTCGGTTTTCCGATTCCACGACTCTTTAGAAATTCACGAACAAAATCTTTGGATTCCTTTGAATTATGAATGGGTTCAACTTCCCCATCATCAAATTTTAGTCTGATGTCTGTGGAGAATTTGAGAATTTTCTGTTTCTCCTCCGTGGTGATTTCAATTTTCATGGAATCAGTGTAATCTAGTTTTTAAGCTTGTATCTTTCAAACCATTCTTCCAAAGTAAAGAATTGAACGTCTTCAGTATCATTCACATCAAATATTTGCCCCAAAAATTCAAAATCCCATTCAGCGTCTTCTCGTAGCTCCATAAAATCTACAAATGCCTGTTCCTTGGATTCGTATTCAAATGGATGATTTACTTCACCACCAGCTTCATACGGGATATACCAATAATATCTTAACACTAATTTCTCCATAATTTTGTTGTTATCGTATTCTAGTTTTTAACATCGCAATATTCCCAACCATACCCCTTACATCTTTTTGTCACACTATTTCCTTTTTTCCTCTTACTACACACTTCAGATATGGAAGTCGGATTCACACCAAAAAACATAGCAGCCTCTTTAATACTATCCCATATTTTAACACATTCACCATTTTCTAAATTGATTTGTTTTATTTTTCTCTTGAAAGGTGTTGTGTCTTGTAATTGTCTTTTTTCTTTTAATATTTTTATAGCTTCTGGTGTGTGTTTGCGCCCATAAGTAGGGTGGGATTCCCCCTTTACTCCATACCAACATGAATTTTCACCAGACTTTTTGACCAAAGCTTCTTTAGTGTAATGTTTACCCCACATCGGATGGTTTTCACCGGAAAATTTCTCAGACATCATTTTTTTAGTTTCTTCGCTGTGTTTTTTTCCCAAATTAGCTTTTCTAAGTTTTTCCTTTGTTTCATCAGTATGTTTCATCCCGTTTTTACCAGAATTACAAGTTAAGATATTATACCCAACTTTTTCATCAGTTGCATTGAGCTTGGTTATATAATCAGATTCTATTAAAAATAATTTTGCATCATCAAATTCTCTATTAAAATCTTCAAAAATTTCCAATATTTCAACTTCAAAATCGTCCCACCCATATTTTCTTATAGCTTTTACTATACGACATTTATTTTTAAGGTCTTTGGCTGATTTTTCGTGTCGTTTTATTCTATCTCTTATATTTATTGATTTCCCTATATAGAATTTTCCACTCGTTTTACAGGTTAATTTATAAATTCCAGCTTTTTCGGGATATTTTATACTCTTCATTAAGAGTATTTAATCTCGAAACTGGGTTATCCACCTAAAAAAGAACCGAACATAGGTTAATGGTTATTAATAATCATTCGAGGGCAAAAATTTCCCTGAAAAGTTCCGGGAATTGGAAGTAAAGCGTCACCTGTGACATCACTTACCTCCGATAGCGTCTGGTGCCATTTGGTGTTCTTGGGCATCTCCTTGGGATGGACTAGGAAGTGATAACCACCTCGCGTCTCCACAACGTCCACAGCTTTGCCGCAAACATCGGTGAAGCGATCCAGAACGTTCTGATTCTTCTCATCCACATCGAACGTGACAATCCTTTTCTTGGAAGCAGTCCTTTGGATGGTGGATAGAATCTCCTGATGGGGATTGCTGTTCTTGCCTTGGCATTGCACCACTTTCATAAGGTCAATTGCGCCTTGGATGGTGGCTTTCCATAGATCACGGGCATTGGGGCTACAGTATAATACCAAACTTTCTTGAGGCACTACAAACCCTTCACCACCTTTACCTTTTACCACATATGACCCCAAAGGACATTCAAGTTGCTTGATTTTATCCTTTAGTCGTTCCTTATTGGAAGTAAATCTACGAATATGGTTTTTATCAGCCTTGATCCAAGGATGCGTTGATAAGACACTATACTTCTTCCTTGTGAACAACGCATTGTATATTGTCTCATGTTCTTCCAAATCGGGCAACCATTCAATAAAACGATCCAATTCGTCTTCATCCATTAATATTTTGTAATTCATAGATTAATTTCCTCCGTTTGATTTGATTGCCAGATAAAGTTATCCCACACAGGCACACCTTTTCTGTTTGTGGTAATACGATACCAATATTCATCCCCCCGCAAGGTGATTTTCACAATCTTACCGGAGAATTGGTTCTTGTCAAGCCATTCGTAATTATAGATACGATAGACATATTTCAACAGATAATTCTCAAGCAGCTTTTGAAGCATGAACACACGATTTCCGAATTTCCTTTGATAGCGATCCAATTCATAAAGCTTTTGTCCCAAATCGTGATTAATCTTTTCTTCGGGTTCTCCAACCCAATTGAAGGAGTAACCCCACCCATAACGAGGGCTGGTGTTTGAATATTCATATTCCCACCATTGATCTTGTTTTCCCCCATATTCATGGGTGGGTTTGGCATGGAGAATCACCTTGTTATCAACAGCCCTTGCCTTGATCTCATCCAGAAACGGAAACCACACCCTCTCATCCCATTCCCTGTCTTGGCGTTGAGCGGTTTGGTAGGCTCTTGCCATGTCATTCAAACCATCATGAAGACTGTTCTCATCGATTCTCCAACTACGGATCAGGAATCTCCCTTTCAACCCATCGAGATATACCGATTCATAATTGTCAAAAATGTATTGCCAATCGTCTGTTTTGATAAATTTGTGCATGGGGTTATTGTAACCTAGTTTTTAAAATCTTTCAACTCGACAAAATCTAAAACGCAGATTGAATTTTTTCCAAGTCTATCAAAACCGCTGGCGAACCAATAAACAATCAGAAATGGATATGTTAATCCCCCCACCCAATCTTCAAATACTAGAGCTTCTGGAGTGGATGAGTCATCGGGTATAATATTCCCATCTTCATCAACATCATTACCATCTTCATCAGTATCCCAACAGTCATGTTTGATGACAACGCCGAAACACTGCTCAAGATAATACGTTTCAATATATTCAAGGGATTCCTTGAGTTCTGTTAATTCATTTAGCTTGGGATTGTCCTTACACTCAAAATAATATCTCAACAATTCTGATTGCTCTTCGCTCATCTTTCCCGTGGGTTGCGAGTCAAACATGTCAAACGCCCTGTTAAGTCGATCCATATCACAACCTTCCCAAATATCAATATCATGATGATTGAGAAGTAGGAATACAAATTCTCTATATTCCTGTTCGTTATTGATTAATTTCTTTTTCATTTTTCGAAAGTCATCCATTCGCAGCATGGGTATTTTCTCCCATCTTCCCCCACACGTTCTTCCCAATTTGTAGGGTCTTCATTTTCCCAATCCCCATCCTTTGGCTCAAAATTACATGAGCATCCACGGGGAACGCATTCATCACAAGCATATTCCGCTCCCGGCATGTAAGACCATACGGCATCACGATTGCAGTTGAAGCATTTCTCGTTCATAATTCAAAATATCCTCATCATCCACTTGCTCCATCTTATACAGACTGTTTGCGGTTGTGATATAGGTTACTCCATCGTTCTCCTCAAGCTTCTTCACTTCAGATGTATGCATGGTTCCCCGAATCACCACCCCATTGCGATTCCAACGGTCAATGAGAATAGCCTTCCCAACTTGGATTTCTCCAATAAGCTCTCCCACGATCCAATAGTCCACGGGAGGAGATTTTCCTTCAAAGAATTGACCCCATGTGCCACGCTCTTGGTCAATGCGGTATTCCTCAACATTGGAAGCTTGAATCACTTCACTGTTGGGATTAATATCTATTTTTGTTAATTTAATCATAATTTTATGCTCCCGCCATATCCTGAATCCAATCCCATACAACCTCGTCTTCCAATTGATAATAATCTTGAATTGTTTCGGCAATTGCTACTAAGAAGTGAGGATTATAGTATTCCCATTTTGCATCAGCTTTGGATCGAAGCAATGCCAAGATTTCAGCACCCAAATTTTCGTATTTGATCGGTTCGTTCATGATTTTTCGTATTTCTTTTTGAGTCTATTGTAAATTGCTTTCTCTTCCTTTTCTTTTAGGATTCTTGCATTTTCAGCCCTACGAAGAGCATCAGCTTTTTCTTTCTCCTCGCGTTTTTTCTTGGCGATGTCTCGCGCAACTCCAATTTCCTGATAGGTCTTAGTGGCTTTTAATTTCTCTGAGGAGTATTCATCAACATAGATATAAATGGGGGAAAATTCCACATCAAAAGTATCCTTTGCGTAAAGCCCAAAACTGTCATTTTTACATCTTTCTTCTCCAGTGATCTTCCAATCCACCAAACATTTTGCCATCTTCTCATAAAGCTCCTCGATGGAATCAGCACAAAGATATTCTTCCAATGAACCATCATCACTACTACATAGATAATTATCATTATCGTAATACAAATAAGTTTGAATATAGTGGACTTGATATATTGGAGCGGGGTCTTCCTCACAATACTCGCAAGGGTATTCCTGAATAACTTCACCCGTAACTACTGGACAATTATCTTCCCCATACTTACACCCATGTCTTGAGCAGCAATGGGTTCGGTGAACACCTGTTTTATCTATTGGTTGATTCATATCCGTATTGTATTCTAGTTTTTAACCCATCACTGGAAGGAACACAATATCAACATCGCTAACTCTCTCAAAATGTCCGTCCCATGGTGCATATCCCCCATGTTGATATTTTTGATCGTCCTTGGAAGGTTTTTTTCCAACATTAATCATATCCCTAATTTCCAAGGCTTCCCCAGAATTCTCTGTGATATACGCAACGGATGTGTTTCCCTCGCTTCTCCCGAAGGAATCACCAGAGCTATAAGTCACCACAACCAAATACAGTGTGGACGCAGCATAAGTTTCATCCGGCACCTTATATTCTTCAAAATTCCATTTATTCAACAAATCCTTATTTCTGGAAATTTTCTCAACTTTATTGGAATACGTCTTTTCCCAATCACCAAATCGTTTACCATCATGATAATCGTGGGTACAAGTGCTTTTAGTTTCCACGTAAATGGATTGTCGTTCGTCCTTTTTTGGGGGCGTTAATTTTCTAGGTTGCTTCATATCCGTATTGTAACCTAGTTTTTAAAATAGGTCTTCCCGTCTCCCCTCTTGACCACATCAACCCGCACCTTGACAATCCCGTTTTTCAGGAATCCCAACTTGGAGGCAGCAGCTTGGGAAAGGTCAACGATACGCCCCCTGATAAATGGCCCGCGATTTATACATCGAACCATCACACTCTTACCATTGGATAGATTGGTGATTTTGGCAATCGTACCAAACGGTAGCGTTTTATGGGCAAATGTGTATGCGTCATCTCTCAGGGGAATTCCGCTTGCCGTGTGCGTCCCCCCATTTGTTCTGACTGAGTAATGGGATGCGATTCCGTATTCTTGGGAGAGTCCAAGGTTAATTGTCAATAGTAGAATTAGTAGTGTTTTCATTTTCATTAAAGTATTCCGTAATGCTATCATCCCAAGGCTTGTTGCGCTTGTCCAACTCATCCGCAATAAACCGCAATTGATGAGCCGATAAGTATCCATTTGATTTCTCGGGAAAGAAATAAATGTATCCATCATCGCTGACGACGAAATCTCCTGCGTCATCAATATGCTTGATGAGTTTGTTTTTATAACTTTCAATATGCATAATGTTTTTCAGGATCAAATCCATAGACCTCACACAAGTCTCGAAAGATCGGCTCATATTCAACGTGTTTGCGATGGATTCCTTCGTAATATCGCTTAAACCTATCGTGACGAATACCTTCTTCGTGGGGGTTGATCTTCGGATCATATTCCCCACATTTGTTATCTTTAAAAGCATTCTCAGCTAGGATAGCGTCTTCAGCTTGCCGTCTTTTGGATGGCTTTTTGATGTATTGAAGATTGGTCATAATGTTTTCCATTTCTTTTTAGCAGCTTGCAGACATCCAATGATTCGTTCTAGCGTCTCCAAATCCTTGATCTCCCCGTGATCAGGCAATCCATGGATCATACAACCGATTCTTTCGGATGGGAATTTACAGAGCGTGACTTCAAAGTGAATCAGCGCATTATCATCGTAGGTTTTGAAGACGATCTCTTCGTCAATTTTGTGTTTCATGTCCGTATTGTATTCTAGTTTTTATCGGTGTTCCACTATTTCTAAAATATCCAAAATGCGACTATCACACCCATTATGGGAAGCGAAATGTGACTGGTGAAAATGCCCACAGAGATGCTTCTTACACCCGCAAAGTTCAATCAGCTTGGCAATATCTTCCCGTTCCTTCACACATTCCTCCCAAAGCGTAGGGTCTTTCTCACACCATCCGGCGATCCCAGATTTTTGAAAATCCCCAATCCATTGAGGTGCTGAGTGTGTTATCAACACATCTACCTTATCCACAAGTTCTGGCTTCAATACAAACGCTTCATCCTCCCACCATGACATGTTGGGGACTCGCATACGACGATCAATACTCACGGCACCCCCGACGAATAGGAAACGCTCCCCATTGAACTTCTGATAAGAGTAATCACGAATCAATTCAAAATTGGAATGGATGACACTACCAAGGAAGTATTTGGGGTCATCATGATTACCCCTACACCCTTTGAATTGAATATTACGCTTCTTGAAACGGTTGTTTAGAAGCTCGATCTCCCGATGTTGTTTATCAGGAGATTTAAATCCAATACCGATATCGCCCACATGAAGGAGAACGCAATCTTCTATTTGTAGGTATTCCAGCTTGCGGAAGAGTGCATCCCAATCTCCATGTGTATCCCCGACCAATAGCACGGGTAAATTAAGATTCGTCATTTTCCAAAATTTGTTTAATTGTATGTTGTTTCACATTATGTCCACCACCCCACGGTATGCAATCCCCATCCCATTGATCGGGTAGATCACCCAATGCTCTGATACCGAATATATAACACTCAATCGGGTCTTCTTCCCCAATGTTGTAACGGGCTTCTCTTTCAGCAGCTTGGCTACTTTCAGCCAATACCACTGTTTCAAACGTCATCTCAACTTTATATAATTTCATGCCCTTATTGTATCCTAGTTTTTAACAGGCTGGAATCTCAATTCCTTGGCTTTTGCCTTGGAAAGAGTTCGATACCACCCCCGCTCATTGACACAGAACACACCAGCATTGCCCGTCACTTCACAGGTTTGGGATGCTTGATATTCTGCCAAACGGATCATACCTCTGATAATATCATCCCCACCACTAACATAACAGCGTAAATTCGCAAATTTTGATTTCACCTGTTCTATAGTGACTGGATTGGGGTATCGGGTTCTCTCATATTTCGTGAAATCGAATCGCATTTTACCAAGCAACTTTCGAAGTCGATTTTCCCATTTCCACCAAGAGGTAGCTTCAATCTTTTTCTGCATCTCAGGAAAAATCATTTGTGGTTTATCACTTGGATAAAGTCTTTGGGTTGGTTTCAGAACCTTGCTAACGAATTTCGACACATCCCAAATCTTACCATTCCACCAGAATTTGAAACGCTTCATTGGAGTATCTTCCAGATAATAAATTTTCGTTTTGGAATACTGGTTGATCGCTCCAAAGAGATTGCGAATGATCTTCTCCCATCCCTTGGGAACGTGTGATATGCTCATTGAGCCTTCTCCCCACTCAACCCAAGAAAAATCCATTGACAAGTCTTGTATGAATTTTGAGGATTGCTTAAAGTCTTTGTCCCATTCTTCTCCTGTCATATTATTTTAATTTTAATGTGTTTCTGATATTCTGTTCACAACGATCAATCGCCTCTTGTGGCACGTTATGATTGTTGTGGTTATCGTGTCGGCGTTCTACCACCAGTGAGAACACCATATTACCATGTTGTTCCGCAGAGTCAATATAAAATTGAAAGTCCTTCTGTGTCGCATTTGTATTGGCTACCACGATGGTATCAATATCAGGATCATCTAAAGCATCCACGAATTTTTCCCGACAGATTCTATGTGCAACTCCCAGAAGATTGGGATCAAAATTATAATTACCCCAATTGTCTGTGAAGTAATCATCAGCACAGCAGATTATTGAATTTTCTCCAAACAGCTTCGCAACTGTGCTTTTACCAGAATTTTGGGTTCCTCTTAAAATTATAATTCTTTTATTCATCTTTTTTCTTTCTAGCTCCCTTAACAATCACCACGTAATGATTATCTTTTCTTTCAATCCTTGCTTGGGAATAGTCATCCAATTCTGGGTATTTATTTTTAAGATATTCCCCAACAATTTCCCAACATTTGGAAAAATCCTTATGTAATTCCATTGCGTTTTCAAGTTTCACCACAGTCTTCTTATCTTTGATGGGGAATCGCTTTTCGGCGGTGAATCCTTCAATCCTTGGCAGGGGAACTTCGGTGATTTGCAAAGGATCAAGATAATTCACCCCCACCGCTTCGTATCCATCATTATTTTTCAGAGAGACATATTGACGCAGCGTGGAATAGATTTCGTATGCCAATGTCCCCCCACTCTTGATCATCTCTTTGTGACACACCCCATAATTACCATGTAATTCAGAACGCTTCAAACGCTCTTTATCCTCCCAAGACATTTGGGTGTCATCCATTTCCCCATCTTCTCCGTAAGTTCGGCCATATTGATCATAATACCCCCCATGTCCATCGTATTTCAGTTCCACGGGTTCTGGATACAAGATACCCCTTACAAATTTTTCAATGGATTCCAATTCTTTCCAAGACAAGCTCATATCACGGAATGCCTCATCCATGGCGATCCTGATCTGTCCAGCCCTCAGTCTGGAATACACTTCCAAGGCAGTCATCATCACCCGAAGGTGTTCGTCGGAAAATTCAATTTTAGTCATGGGTCGATTGTATCCTAGTTTTTAATAAGCACACAGAATGTGCTTAATTACCGCTAATTTAGCATTAGATGTCGGCTCATTATAATAAGTAGTGGTTTCAGCCCATTCCATGACACGATCAGTTAAAACCTCTCTTAAAAAATAAAACAGGTCTTCGTCATTCATTTTCTGGAGTTCTTCTTTCAGTTCTTCGTTCGTTCATGCCACAATTATATTCTAGTTTTTAAGGCAAAAATCCATGATCTCCATCTCAAAAGATTTCCGATCTAAAACGCTCCCATCCTTCACATATATGAAGGATTCTGGATATTCGCTATCCAACCCTGCCCATACCTCAATCACCCCGTCATCCTTCATCAGAAAGGTATAACCCCCGATTACCGCTTCATATTTCTCACTCATCACAGTCTATTAATTATTTTTTTCATTACTTGTCTAAAACGATATGTCGCCTTGTTGTTCGGCATGTTCTTCCAGTGTGCGATCAGTTCGGCAAACCACTCGGAATGGTTGGCAGCGGCATAATCCGTGGGTAATCCCAGCTTCTTGGCAATTGCTTTTCGGTATTTTTCGTTCTCAACACCTTCCAGATTTTCCCGTTTTCTCTGTTTGATGGATCGAAAGAATCCGTCCAACATTTTCTTATATTCTTCTTGGAGAAATTTTTCAACCTGCTTGGAAACACGATTTTCTAGAAAATGAGCGTATTCGTGGATATAAATTTTATATTTATCAGAACTCATTTGATCAATGTAAATGAGACGATCCCTATACACTCCAGCCGGATCATCCCCACTTCCCGTAATATTCACCCCCTTGGTATAGGGGTTTTTACTGGTATCGGTGATGATAAATTTTGGTTTTCGGTTGGGTATGATATCCTTATAATCTCGAACAATTTCCCTGACCGTGTTTTCAGCCTTTTCGAGATTTACAGAATCTTTAGAAAAATTATAGGATGTGTATTGATCGGTATAAACCTTGATACCAAAAATATCCAATATTAGGGTTGGTTCATCAATTTTAGTCCTATAATAATCGTGTTTAAGCTGATTCTCTTTCTCCTTTAATTTATAATCTTTCCATGTTTGGATGCGTTCGGGTTCCACCCCAAGCTTTTCCATCTTACGGATTTTTTTATTATCTTCAGGTTCCAGATTATTCTTATCATATTCCACCCAATCGTGATGAGTGGACGATCCCTCCAATTCTTTCTTACGAAGAGGGTTGCGCTCACGCCTTTCAAAGAATGTTGAAAACGACTCCATTATCCCCTAATAGTCTGTCCAAGTGTGGAAACGTTAGCAATTCCGTTGTTGATCATGATTTGCTCAACACCAAAAGATTCATCCCCGAGAGCTACAATGTTAAATCCCTGTTGCCAATTTGCGGTAGATGAATAAACCGCATCAAGACTCCCCAAACATCCACCCTCAAAACCGTAAATTTGACTATCGGGGCGATTACCAAAAGCTGGTATTCTCTTGCATGAGCTTCCAATCCTGTGGGTATGTCCATGCATGATACTGGTAGTCCATTTTTCAATCTCTCCCTTAGCAGAAGCCCCCCCAGCCCCACGCACGGTCGTACCATGTGTCACAATCAACCCGTTCAGATCAACATAATCAACATGCTCCACATGCTCCTGATAATCACCCATGAACACGTTCTGATAACTCAGCTTATCCGTAATATCTGGTAATGACGCGAGTTCCCCAAGACGCTCCGATAGATAGCGTCTCCATCTACCATCAATGGATTGTCCGCTGTGATTTGATACCGTTTCATAAATCTTAGCACCGCCCGAAACAGCAATGAGGTTATCCAAAAATTCATGATATGCAATTCTTTCATCCTGAAGACTCCACTGTTTTTTGATATCCTTGGGATAGCGGGAGATGGCGAGCATATCCATGGTATCACCATTGAGAACGATTGTTTTGGGTTTCAATTCCTCAATGGTATAGAGAAAAATATTAATAGCTGCTTCGTCGTGACACCCAAAATGGAAATCAGACCCAACAACAGCATAATCATTCAGATTGGAAGGAGCTACTGTATAGCCACTATGAACTTGGATTGGAGCAAGTTGCGAGAGGAATTCCATAATCTCCTCTTCGGATTTCTTGGGTTTCTTGGGCTTGTCCCTCTGGAGATTTTCGTTCACATATCCTTGTTTATATTCCTCGTAAGGAGTTGAGGATTCTTCTTCATCACTTTCTGCTGCATATTTTTTCACCCAATCTTGGGCTGTGCTTTTGGGAACTCCATACGTGTCAAAGATCATGGGATAACTCCATCCCTTTTCAACCCGTGCTTTTACTACTTCTGTTTTTACGTCCATATTGTTATTTCAGTCTATATTATTTAGTAGAATATTGCTCTTTATAGTGGTTCACAGTCTCTCTCAAAGATTCGGAATGATCCCGCAATTCAAATTGCCTACGGTAATTGAGACTATCAATCGCATATCGGAAATCATGTCCTTTTCTGTCTTCCACGTATTCAATATCAGCTACCTTACCAAGAATTTCAGCAATGTCAACTATCATTTCCAGATTTGTCTTCTCCACCTTTGATCCAATATTGTAACGATAACCAGCCCTACCCCCCTCTGCGATTTCCAAAAGGGATTTGTTATGATCGTCCACATGAATCCATTCACGGATATTCTCTCCCGTTCCATAGACCGGAATCTTGTTACCCCAAACCATGTTCCGAATCACCGTGGGGATGAATTTTTCATCCGCCTGATGTTTACCGAAATTGTTGCAACAATGGGTGGTGATGATATCCAATCCATAAGTGGTGACATACGAATTGGCGATCAGATCGGCAGATGCCTTGGATGCCGCGTATGGGCTACGGGGGGCGAATTTGCAATTCTCGTTGAAAGGTGCTCCATGCTTTTCCAGATGACCAAACACTTCATCCGTGGATATATTGATGACTCTGGCTTGTGGTTGACATTCTTTAATCCATTCCAACAATCGGGTCATCCCCAAAACATTATTATCAACAAAATCATAAGCACCAGCTATCGATCTATCAACGTGAGATTCCGCTGCGAAATGGAAGACATAATCAATTTTGATTGGGTTTGTTGAATATAACTTATAAATCCCCCTAATATCTTCTTTAATATTGAAGAAATCGTTACCGTCAAGCTTTGGTTTAAATTCTAGGTGTCTTGAACCGATCCCCATCTTGTCAATATTAATAAGAGTTAAAAAAGAATAATGAGATAAAATATATTCAATAAAATTACTTCCAATAAATCCAGCACCTCCCGTAACCAATATCGTCTTTCCGTTTAAATTAACCATAATTTCCTTTACTTTACCCTTGAAGTAATGGAAGTCAACCCTAAATATCACTATGGATTACGACGATGACGAAGATTTGGATGATGAAGTGAATGATATTATTTCACAACTCAGAAACAAATCCAATAATTTTCCCAAACAGGAAACAGAAGTTCCTGAATTGACAAGGGAAAACATGGCGGAAGTATTGTTACAAAACGCCGCGAAGGTGATTGCCCATTCCGTGGATGTGATGGAAAAAATGAAAGACGATGTGATTGCCAGTGCTGACCCCAAGATGCTTGAGGCTTATTCAGCGCACACCAAATCCACAACATCCGCCTTGGAAACAGTGTTGAAATTCAAGAATGCGGAAGATAAAATCAAGGCTCAGAAGGAAATCACCCAGATGAACATTGATGCGAAAGTCACCAAGAACGAAGAGGATGAAAACACTCCCAAGCTCACGTTCACCAGAAATGATATTCTGAAACTTTTGGAAAAGAAAGAAGAACCAACGGTTGTGGACGTTTAAATCCCGAATTGACCTTCCACGGTGTTCAATAGGTATTCCTTGTTCTTCTCAGGATTCTCAACCTTGAGAATGGTGTCGCGGGTGTCGTAAACATCCCCATAGACATCCAATTTGAAGGTTTCTTCCTTATCACCATCAATGACGATCTTTTCAATTTCGTAAGCGGTGGCAACCGAATCGTTCTTATCGGAATCAAATGGTGTATAGGTTTTGCGATCCTCGAATATACGATAATGTTCTTCCTCAATCATCTCTTTCACCTTATCAAACACCTGTTGGCGCACATCCTCCAATTTGACGCGCCAGAACGAATCCTTGACGGCATAACTACCGTTTGACTTAGTTACCCACTTCCCGGTCTTCTCCTCGCTGTAGCGATCCTGTGGCTTCTTATCAACTATCGGGAGGGTGTTGTCATGAATCACAGCCATCCCCATGGATGAACGGAACATTCGCTCCACCTGATCATTGGAATTTATAATATTTTTCTGGGTAAATTCCGGCGTTTTATTGTAAACGTCCACTGGAACGTCCAAGGCAACGATATCATCAGTGTAAAGTGTGGTGTTATGGCGGGTGGATTGGTTATTACCGAGAACCCCAAGAATATCAGGAATTGTTACGAAATATTTTTTATCTTTGGATAATTCCTGTGTTTGGGCTGCAAGGGGACCATTGAGAAGATGTCTCACATAGTAATCAATATCCCATGTCTCCAAATCCTTCCCCTCTTCATCCAACTTGTTGATGAATTTCTCCAATTGGTTCAACCCCAATTCATAAATCTTTTTGAACTCAATCATGAATTCAATCTCTTTTTCAGTGAATTGATCTCCCAGATTTTGGATTTGCTCCAAATCTTCCTTGGAAAAGCACAAAGCTCTAAGAACATCAATATTCGATCTCATAATTATTCAGCTTCTTTATCAATTTTTAAATTTGGACCACCATATGTTTTGCAGCACGAAAATTCATTCGTGTAACCGTCTCCTAAAAAAATGTGTCTCAATTCATGGACAAACCACCTTCCAAGCAGCTTTTCATCGCTTTTCTGCTTGCCTTCCCCCACCTTGACAATATCAATAAACTTACCACCCTCTCTGTTGGCAGAACCAAGATTGGCGAAGATTGCCCTTAAATTATAAAATGTTAGGGTATTGATCATTTCAGCTTCCACCATCTTCTCCGAATCCTCCACTGGATAGGGAGAACGGAAATGTCGGAATTTCTGTTTTGTATTTTTATTTTTTACAACGAATGGTTTGGGTTCTCCCCCAATTGCCTTGAAAGATTTGACGAATTTCTTCTCCCATTGCTTTTCAATGTCTTCCAGCTTCTTGATCCTTGTCTTGTGGATGCCTAGAATTGGATCATATCCATATACCACAGTGTTGATGAAGAAATCGTTGTTGATATCATACATGGGGGTTGAATAACCAATGTTCTTGATACCGCTGTTATACTCACTAACCTCTGCATCGGGCGGGGGGTTGTTATCATTGGATGTATCCCCCACATCGGCAAAATCAGACAAGGTGAATGCTTCCATCACATTATCTTTATTTTTCTCAAATATCTTGGAAAGTAAACGAAGTTGATATTTACCGTTTTCTTCATTGAAATGGATGAACCCCTTCACATACATATCCCCATCCTTGGCATAATAATGTTTTAAAAGATAATTCATCAAATCCATGTAACGGAATGTCAGGGGAGGGTGATATGTTAGGGTAAAATCACCACTTTGCCATTCCTCTTCATCAACCATGTCTTCCCCAACCAATTCTTTGAAAATATCCTTTAGAATATCTCCTGCTTTACCAGAAAATGATTTACCATAGGGAATGGTGTCCATGAATGGAAGAGAGTCCTTATGAACCATAGAGAATTTCTTGATATTCTCGGAACGGACTTCAGGATTGCCGAAATTCTCTTCGGAAAATAAAATAAAATCATATTTTAACTTATCTTCCGGTTTGTCTTCAGGAAATATTTCCATGGAAAACACATCCCTACCATCTCCCCTGAGAAGATACTTATCCTCCACCAGATCATAGGGATTAGCAATCGACACCGATCCAACCAAAAATGGATTGAAGAAATTATCCGTGATCGTCAACCCCCGCAAAGCGGATTTGGTGAATTTGACTTCCTGCCCATCAGGATTCTTGAGCTTGAATTCGCAGTCATAATTGACATCATTAATTTTATAAATATCACTCATCAGAAATGTCGTCCTCCAAAGATAGTGTTTTGGGTGATATCCAAGTAGAGAAGAGTTCTCAATTCGGTCTTGAGAACCTTCAATTGCGTTCCTCCTTCCACCCAGAAAGGGACTCCCGTGAATTTATCCTTGTTGAGAAGATAGATGATCCACCAAGAGCGAATGTCACCATAAACATTGTGGGATATGGTGGTTAGGGGTTGACGGATTTGGACATTGTGGAACTCGATCACAGATGAATCCAATTCCGGTATTTCAATCTTCTTGAGAATGTTATAATACGGGAATTCCTTTCCATTGATGGAATCATAATAGACCTTGAATATCCTTTCATAGCTTTTAATATCCAAAGCTGATAAGGATGGAATCTGGTTCTGGTATTGACCAATTTGGTTGCTCATATTTTATCCATAAAGTTAGAGACTTCTGTGGTGAGAGATGTAAATGTCATACTGATAAGATATCCTTCTGGTATGATTTCACCATCATGTAATTGTCTAGCTCCTAGAAGCTGCACTGAAAAACTACTACAACTAGCCCATCTTATAAATCTAATACCCGGAACTTTAACTTCGTAAATCCTTGGTGGTTCCATTATAATCCCATTTTTACGAAATGGTCGATTAATTCTTGTAAGTCGATTGATCATATTGATATTTTTTTGCACACCATCCGCGTCAATGGTATTTGACAATACGAACGATACCTCCAATCCTGCATCATTTTGAGAATATTGGTATAATTTAGGAGTTTCAACATATGATCCGGGGTGTGTGGACATCCCCTTGGTAGCGTTTGCTATTGCCGATTTTATATTATCTGCCGATTTTATATTGTCCGCGAATTTACCAGCATTTTCCCCCAATTTATATGTACCCACTTCCCCATACAACTTGGTGGCTTCCCCCAACGCGGAGTCAACCGCCCCTAAAAATGCTGATTGGAAAGTATCCCCATATTCATTGCTGAATGACCGAACGGCATCACCCAAAAAGGGGAATATAAATGTATCGTCTGGATCAGTATTCCCATATAATTTATTATAAAATTCATCGGCGTTTTCTGCCGCTGCTGCGTTGACATAACTTTTAATGCGATTCAAAGATTCGCTGGAATTTATTTTAAATGATCTCACCGTAACACTTGGAGCGTTTTTTCTCAACACACTGCCCCGTGGAATACTTGTCCAATCATAATCTCTAACCACATTAAAGGATTTAGCCATGATATTACTTATGCGAGTGCGTAAGCGGATGAACCATAATCACCACGATTGGAATTCATTGATATTGGGGCTGATTTTTGATTAGAGGGGGATTGGGAAACGGGAACAACGGTATTACTATTTCCACCCCCCATATTAGAATCCATTTTTTTCAGAATTTGTGCTGCAATACCCTTAATATCACCCATAATCTTGATCTGCGTCATACCAATGTTACGGAGGAATTCCAAGGACTGCGAATTTCCAGATTGAACGACTGGTAAGTTATTGGGAGTATTGATTGCATCGGATACCACCGTTTTCTCCTGTGATTTTTGGGGAATCTTTACAGTATTGATTGCATCGGATACCACCGTTT